TTACTAAGTTGCATAATTTTTCTCCTATTTAAAAAACAAATCTATCACAAAGAGTGTAGTTGTTCCCGCAGCTACTAAAAGAACCCAATAGAACTTGTCTATCTTACCGCCCAATTTCTCGACATCTTGGTGAATATGTTTCAGGTCTTGCTTATTTTTAGCAATGTCTTTTTTAATTCCAGTCATGTGTCCGTATAATGATATGATTTGTTCTCTTGTTGTTTTTGGTTCTATAGCCATGATTTTAAGCTCGTTGTTTTAATCTAATTGCTTGCTCACCTGGGGATAGTAAAGCAGTCTCTACGTTTGTCAATCCTGTTCTTGGGTTAATTGGCGCAGAAGCGGTGCTTGCTACTTGTGTAGCTTCTGGTTGTGGTGGTAATGGTGGTGTATTTAATGAAGCTTCTTTTGAATTTAAAAGATCTAATATTCTTTGGTTCTCATCTATTTTAGGTTTTTGTTCTTGTGGTATTGTTTCTTTTTTCTTAAATGAATCTTCATATTCTTTTTTTATTTTCATGTTTTCTTCATAAGACTTAGTTAAATCTAAACCTATATGATTTACTTTTACTTCTTCTAATTCTGTAATAGGAAAAACATAATTAAATTCTGGAGGAGGCGTGCCATTAATTTCTGAATCTCTTAATGCTGTATCATATCTTTTTTGAAATGCAGAACTGTAGTATGTGTAAGGAGTAAATGTATTTGTATACATTATAGCTCCCACTAACTGATCATTTTTTAATCTTTTTAAAGCAGTTGCAATTTTGTAATCCTCTATGCCTAAAGTTCTAGCATCTGTTACAAACTGTAATATTTTTTGTTGTTGTACAAAAGCTTCTTTTTGAATTTGTTCGTATTCATTTTTAATTTGTTTAGGTCCCCTTGTTTCCCAATCAGAAGATCTATAAAAACCTTCTGACAAAGTTAAGTCACCTTTAATTGTAGATGCAAAGTTACCAGCTTTTTGATTCATAATTTTTTCTAAATCAAATCTTTGTATTTTACGACCTGTAATAGTAGAAACAAATTTTTGCCACGCAGCATCAGGATCTCCTCTGCCTCGATACATATTATAAATTATGTCACCATATTTTTTTGCTTGTAAAATAGTTCCCGGTAAAGAAGCTCTACCTATATGTGATATACTTTTTCTTAGTTGAGTAAACCAATTGTCTGTTTCTGAATATACGCCATAACCTTCAGGAGTTTTACCATCCCTACCCATTAAAGGTGCAGGTAGTACATCTATTAAAGGTTCAATAGCTAAGTTTTGAGTAAGAAAAGGAGATAATATTTCTTGAGCTGCTTCTTTAGTTCCCTTTGCTACACTATTATCAATAACCTTCGTATCTTTTTCTCCTATTTGACTTAAGAAAGCTCTCATAGGTTTTTTTAAATAGTCCCACACATCCGCATAAGAAGAGTTAACTAAAGTTAATGTATTATTTTCCATAGCTTTGATTGCTGTAAATCTAGAATATTTATCATAGTCATATGCAAATGATCTTCTAAATGCTTCTATCATATCTTTGTTAACACCTGTGTATCTTTCAAATACTTTGTCCATCACTGCACCTGCAGCACCAAGAGTTAAAGTCATTCCCATTAATTTTCTTAAACCGTTTTGTTGCATTGCAACATTAGTAGAAGCTGCTTCTCTTAAAGCTGTTCTTGCACTGACACCAACTAATCTAATTATTTCTGAAGGCCATGATATAAAACTTCCAAGAGGAATTAATCTTATATCTCTTACAACTTCAGGCACTAAACTATATGTAGGCATTAAATTTCTAGCATACCAAGCAGAAAATTCGTCAACTGCATCGTCATAAGTTTTTGGTTTATTTGTTATTTTAGAAATAGGATTATGTTTTTGACCTGTAACAAGTTCTTCTTGTTTAATTAATTCTTTTTTATTACCTTTAAAAATATTGTTTAAGTTATTTCTATTCCATACATAAGCATATTCTTTCCATACGTTATCCCCTGCTTGATAAAACTGAGTAGCTCTATCCATAAATTTAGTATTTAAAGCTCCTGTCATAAATTTATCTATAGCTCTAGGATTTTCATTTAATTTTTTAATTACGGCTAGCATTTCTTGAGCTTCAATACTTTCATCTAAGTATCCTAATTTTATTCCTTTACGAACTCTTTCAATAAATGTTTGTGTATTAAATGTTTTACCGGCTCCAGTAATATCATCATAAATAAATTTAAATGCATCTTGTGCAGTTCCTTTACCACCTATCCATCCATAACCAATTACAAACATAGGTGTTGACACAACGTTTCTCATTTGTGTATCAAAACTCAAACCAGTTTTACCAAACTGTACTCCTGTTTTGTATTGCATCAATGCTCGGTAAGCTCTGTTTTTTAACAGAGTATCTAGTAATCCTTGACTACCTCTCAAAGCTTGTAACATTGCAGGGTTAGCATACATCTCACTAATTTTACTTTTTAACATGCCCATGCCTGGTAAATTTCCTACAGGTTGTAGTTGTGTATCTAGTCTGCCTTTGTTTTGTTTTAAAAATCCTCTTTTTAAACCAATCTCCATTATTTCGTCATACATTTTTTTAGTTTCAAGACCGGTAATCATTTCTGTAATTGTTTGTAACACTTCAGATTTAGTATTTTTTTCTTCACCTAATAATTTTCTAAATGCTTTAGGCAATTCTTCTCCAGTTACAATTACTTTTTCATTATTTAAAATATTTTTAGATACTCTTTGTAAGTATTCAATTGGACTTCCTGCAAACGTTTTATAATCTACAATCATATTTCTAACATTAGCTTCAGCAAATAAATTTAAAGCTTGTTTATCTGATACACCTTTAGTTTTAAAAGTTGCTATAGCTTCATCTTTCATGCCTCTATCTTTACTAATAATTTTAAGCATAGCTTTAACAGCTTCATCAACTGCTTCTTTAGGTGGCTTATACATAGGGTTAGTAGTTACTGCCATAGATTTTCTCATGTAACTATTAATAATAGGTAGTAATGTATCTTTAAATTCACCATCAGGTAACATTTTTAAAAACTTAGACTTGTTAGGATCTAACAATTTTTTTAATCCTTCAGCAGACTCTCTCATTTCTTTAGGTAATTTTACTAATTTTATTTGATTTTTTAAATATGCAGTTACTAATTGCATTTGTTCTTCTATTGCTGCAGGAGAAATTGCTTTTTTATTAAACAAACCATTTTGAGCTTTAACTAATTTGTATGCACTTGCTTCTAAATCTTGTAAATATTTATTAACTACTCTGTTTTCTGCTTTTATATTTAGTCCTGCTTGTTCTTGTAATTTGTAAATAGCATTAGGAGTTTTAAATTCTTTAGTAAAATAATTAACTACAGTTCCTATTTTTGCAAGTCTAGCTTTTAAAGGATTGACATCTGTCTTACTAAACATTTTCCAATCATCTAATGGTGGTATCTCTCCTTTGTTTTTAAAACCTATTCCTTTTTTAGAAACACTAACACCTCTAAGTATAGGTTCTACTAATTTAAACGCAGCAAGCTTGCCACCTTTTCTTATACCTTCAGCTGCTAATCTCGATGCTCCAGGTACAATTGTTTTGCTATACATTACTCTAGGAATAAATCTATTGCCTGTAAGAGGTAATTGTCCTGTAGCAAGTTTTGTTATAGGACTAACAACAGTAGCGTTTGCTAATCTACCACCATAGGTAAAACCTTTTCCTGTAGCTTTTAAACCATATTTCAAACCTAACGGCGCGGCTCTACCAATCAATCCCCACGTTGCTCCTATCTTAGTACCTGCATAACCAAATCTAATTTTATTTTTTAGTCTAGCCATTGCTAAATCTCTACCAGACTTACCTTCTTCTCCTTCATATTTTACTTCAGGGTTATCTATTAAACCAAAAAAATCAGGTGGATCAATTGTATCTCCTCTGTTACCTACTACAAATTCTGCAGCACCAAAGCTAGCAGCATTCATTCCTACACTTGTAATACCTTTAGAAACATAACGCGCTCCTCTGTTTTGTATTTTTGAAAGTTTACTTTTTAAAACTATGTTTAATGGTTTAAGAAGTTTTGTAGCAACACCAAAAGGCACACCATACTCTGTAAAAGTTTTAGTAACTTGCTCACTCATAGTATTTGGATCTCTAAAACCACCACCTTCATACATTTTGTCATAAAGTTTATCTAATTTTTGTGTAAGATTCCATTTTTCACCTGCTGCTAAATCAATGGGTATGGTTAACATTTGTCCAAAACTATAACCAGCTTCTAATAAACCGTTCATGGCTTGACTTGTTAATTGATTCTTACCTATGTTTTGATAAATGTTTTCACCTGTATTAATATTAATAAATTTTGTATCACTTACTTTATAAATATTTAAATCATTAGCTGCTAAGTTATCAGCTATTTCTGTTTTAGTTTTATTGCTAAAATCTGGACGAGGACCTCCTGTTGCAAATATAAGAGCATCTACTAAACCTTTAGTTTTTGGATTTTCTTCTGCTTTTAATTTAAGGTCTGCTGTGGTTGCTAAGTCTTTTAAACTAGGTTGATCATCGCTGTTAATTGCTTTTTTAATTACTTTCTCAGCAGTCTCTTTAGTTATTTTAACTTCTGGAAGTTTAGTATTGTATTTAGGTACATCTTCTTTTTCTTTTTTTTTAAAAAGTGAAGAAAAAATACTGTAAGGGTTGCCACCTTCTTTATTACTTTTTACTTGTTCGTAAAATTCTTCTGAGTATCCTGGATTGTCTAGTTTGTATTGTTCAATATCAAATTTTTCTGCCATAAGATCATGTTAAACCTGTGGTAACACAAGTTCTACTCCATATTTTACATTAAACTCATTAACGTCTTGCTGAGTAGCAATATTAGAAAATTCTAGTAAAGCTTCATCGCTTGATGCAAGTAGTTTTACAACATCATCTGATACTTCTGGAGGTAATCTTAATCTTAATTCGTCGTAGGTTAAAGGAGCTGATGAACTTTGTTCTGGAGTTTCTTCTACAACTTCTTCCTGCATCTCTACACCTTTAGGTGTAATAGTTTCTTCTGCCATCATTTCAGTTAAACCACCTTGTGCATAACCAGTCGTCAAGCCTCCATCTTTTTGTCCAATTCTATTGATTGCTATAATTAAAGCGTTAGTGTCAAAATCAGGATCATTTTGTTTTTTATCTTGTCTTTGTTCTTCAGCTTTTATAACTGATGCAAATAGTAATTGTGCTTGTGGTGTTTTTAAGAATGCTGTCATGTTTTCATTCTTAGGTAAAATATCTCTTAATACTGACATCACAACTTCTTTTTCATTTTGAAGTTTTTTTCTAACAGCCGCTATATCTTCTACAGTATTAGCTTCTATGTTATTTTCTTTAATATATGCAACCAACGATGCATCTGTTTCAAGAATTGCGTCTATCTCTTGTCTTCTTATAGTATTTTCTTTAATTAATTGTGTAACTCTGTCTACATTAAAACCTTTGTCCGGTCTGTAATTTCTACTTTTCATAATAGCTGAAGCCATATCTGTAATTGCATTCTCTTCGTTTGCTAATAGTTCAGCTCTAGCCGCGGTCCTCGCATCTAAACTCGCTGCCATATCTCCACCTAATTTTGATAGAGGAGCAGCTGCAGATCTTAACGCTCCGCTGATACCGCTTCCTTCACTAGGTGCACCTAGAATATCCATACCTGCACTAGCTATTCTTAAATAGTCTGCTGTGCTCATTCCTTTTTTCTCAGGTAAATCAGGTCTAGATTTTCTAACCGCTTCTATAATTTCCATGTAGTCTTCAACTTCACCACCCTTATCATAACCTACTCTAATTTGAGATAATCCACCGTCACGTCTTTCAACACGGCCACCTCTAAACATAGGTCGTCTTAAAATTCTACTCATGTTATCTTCCTAAACTTCCGATAGCTCCTGCTAATCCAGTAGCCCCGATTCCTAATCCAAGTAACTGTTGTGTTGTGCTTGGAGGAGGTGTTGATTGCATTTGTGTAGCTGCTGGGAATCCACCAATTACTGATGCAAGTTGTGGAGCAACTAAACCTAGTTGTGTGTAATCTGCAAAGGCTGCTTCTCTAGCTGCTTCTTGATCCGCTGCTAGTTGACCTTGATTAATTTGTCTTTGTGTACCACCAAGTTGAGTTTGGTATGTACCTAAACCTTGTTGTGCTTGTAGTTGTGCTAATGCTTGTGCTTGTGAACTTTCAAAACCTTGTTGTCTCATTTGAGCTTCTTGCATTGCTCTAGCCATATCAGCTGATGCTTGATACTCACCCATCATGGCAGCTTCTCTACCACCACCAAAAGCTCCAGCTTGAACTGCTTGATTTCTTAATGCACCTAAACCTTTTTGTTGTTCTCTTTCCATTGCTGCAAGAGATGTATCAATTACTTCTTGTTGGTATGGACTTTGAAATTGTTGGTAACCTTGTGGACCTAATAAATTATTTAAACCTTGCGCTGCTGTTGCTGCTTGTTTTTCTAAAGCTGATTGATCAGCAACAAAACCTCTACCTGTATAAGTAGATGTTGGAATACTTTTACCTAATAGACCTAAACCTTTGTTAGTTATACCAAGACCAGCGGCTTCTACAAATGGTTCCCTTAACTGCCTTGTTATTGTTTCAGCCATTATGCTTGTCCTTCCAATCGTTTCATTTGATCATACATAAGGTCTGCACCTTTTTGTACACTTCCACCACCAGCGCCTCTTACGGCGTCAGCTGTCATTACAAATTCGTTTTTAGATAATCTTGCAGGTACATCATCTGCTCTTTCTTTTGCACCCATAGGTACAAATCCACCACCTCTTAAATCCATTTCATTGCCACCAAGATTCATTAAACCTCCGTCAGCTTTCTTAGGTCTTGTACCTTTTTTCTTCATATCTTTTATAAGTTGTTTGATACCTGGATAGTCTTTTGCTTTACCTTTGTAAAGAATACCTTTAGGCATAAGTTCAATTACTTTACCACCTTTTTTATAACCTCCAAAATCTCCAGGATCATATCCCATTTTGTCATAAAATTTATCACTATCAAAAGCTATGTCTGCAATTTCTTCATCAGTTAATTCATCACCAAACTCAAACATTAAAGCATCTATTCTATCTTGGTACCATTGCGGTCCTGCTGTTTGTCCTTTAATGTCTTCCATTTTATTTCCACCTACATTAATATTTAATTCTATTGGTCCACCTTTAGCTACACCCATTCTTGCTGCACCAAATTCCATTCTAAAATAATCTCTAGGTGCCATAGGTGTTCTACCTTGTTCTTCCATATCATATTTGTAATTTCTATACTCATCAATCAAACCTGGTTTTAAAGCAGTTTGACCAGCAAATTCTTTTAAATCTTCATACTCATCTTCTGTTAAATCTGATAAAGGTTTTCTATATAACATTAAAGATAATGAATTTAATTCATCCATTGGACTTGGGTCGGAAGCCATTTTAATATTTTCATCCATCATCATATCACCACTTGGTGTATCAATTTGTTCTTCTACTTCTATATCTGTTATACCACCTCTAGCTAATCTAAGTTCTCGAATCGGTAATGGTTTAATTTCATCTTCAGCTTCTTCTAAAGATTCTAAACCTTCTTTGGCATATTTAAATGAATTATAAAAATCACTTTCATCAAATTTTTTTTTATCTTTTTTCTTTCCTGCGTATCCTCCAGGTCCATCTACAAGTCCTCTTTTACTTGCCATACCACCATACATCATTCCAGGTACTTCTCCATATTGTGTATCACCCATCATAATTCTTCTTGTGTTATCTCTAACACTTTCAGGAGTAATCATATCCATAGATCTATCAAGACCTAGTATACCTAAATTTTCAGTTTCCATTACATTTTCTGCTTGAAGCATTGCAATCATTTCTTCTAATGTTTCTTCACCTGTTGCAAGACCTGGAAATCTTTCCATAAATTTTGTAAATATTTCGTTGTAAGCTTGTTCAGCCATTTGATTTCCTTCAATTTGATTTCTTTGTTCTGGTGTTACCATACTTGGATCTGTTAAAACCATATCGCCTTCAGCATAACCAACTCTTCCGCCGGTTCTATATCCGTAAGTGTCTAACATAGAATCAACTTCATCCATGTCCCACGTTCCGGTGTTCTCGTAAATTTTTCTAATAGCAGATCTTCTACCTGCTTTGTCAGCGATACCTTGTTCGGCCATCATTCTATTGTATTCTGCTAATGCATCTTCATTTAATTCTGCTGCTTTGATTCCGTAATCAATTGCTCCTTGTCCACCTATAGTTTTTAAAGCACCCATGTCTTTAACATAATCAGCTCCTCTACTTAAATAATCTGCTGTTTTCATTTTACCTGCTAATTCTGCATTGACAGAACCTAATTGTAAACCTTCACCTATTGCTGTTGGGGCTGCAGCAAGAATACCTGTTCGTGCTATATCTTTTATACTTGCTTCATCATCTGTAAGACCTCTAGCAATTGCTGATTTTAAAAATTTATCTCCACCAAATTTTAATAAATTACCACTAAGACCCATACCGCCTGGTAAAAACGCTGCTGCATAGGGTATGAAAGGACGTATCTCCTTTGGTATTAACTTTTTAATTCTACGTCTGACTCCTGAAAAAAATCCCATATTTTATATCTCTATTGTGTTGTTGAATGGCAAGGTAGCAAAGCTTGAATGTACGCTAGTGTCAGCCATTTTACTTGTTTTTCTCCTTCTAGTCAATCGCTGATATTAAAGTCAGCGCCTATCTTTATCTCTTCTACAGTCACATTTACGTCTCTTCTTATATGTTCTGCCTTAGTATCTGTACTAGTATTCTGTACGTCTGCCAATGCTTCTGCGTCTGACATATATTCTTGACCTGTTTCTGTATTAGTTAAAGTTACCTCACATTTAGGTGTAATTACTGGTACTCTTTTACCATTAATTATTTCATACCTAACTGAAGCTTCTGTTTCTATAAACGGCATTATCTATCCTCTCTGTTAATTTCTAATATAGATGCTGTAACAAATAATCTATCTGCATTTGCTGCTGTTACTTGTAATACTTCATTTTCTAACATAATCAAGGGCTCTGTTAATAGCTGTATGCTTTCGTTAGCATCTACTGCAGCTGTATTAAACAAAGTAAACTTGTCAGCTGAAGCAGGATCTCCATTAAATAAATCTACAGTAATTGTAGTAGCACTTCCACTATCACTACTGACTAATAATGATTTTACAATAGCTCTAGAGTTAGAAGGTGTAGTATATAAAGTTGTAGCTGTAGCAGCTGTTAAATCTTTTTTTGCGTTTAAATATATATTTGCCATATTATCCTAGTCCAAACCATGTGTATCTTTCTGCATCTTCTTTTAACTGAGTTAAAAATGTAGAGTTAAGTTGTTCTACAATAGAAGAAAAAGATCTGTTAATTTGTCTTTGGTTATCTTCACTATATTCTTTTTTAGGTTCTGGTAATCTTACTACTATTCTAGTCATTATCTTCTTCCATCTGGTTTTAAATCAGCTTGGAAAGTTCCAAAACGCCAGCTTTGACCTGTTCCTGTGTTTTCAATTTTAATAGCCGCATACCTTCCTCTTGCTCTAGTACTAACAAATGTAGTAGCAGAGTCAATAGTAAAAGGACTAAAAGAAGAATTTGTATTTGCTTGTGCAGGATAAGGTGTAACTGATACATTAACAACTGCATTGCCTACTAAGTTTTTAAAGTTAGGTAAAAATCTACCCATAGATAAAAAATACTCTCCAATACCTTGATCTGTTTGTAATGCAAAATCAAAAGATTCTACAAAAGAAGTTAAAGTTGTAGTAGATCCATCTGGATTTACTTGATCAGTTCCTGTTTCGTGTTCAAACAATACACTTTGACCTAATCCTGTTTCACCAATAACAGCAGGAAAAGTTCCTGTGTTAGAATCGTTAAATGCTGTTGCATAAGGTTTAGGATAAACTAAAGTATCAATCCAAGTTGTTCTAATAGAATTACTATTAACACCTGTATACCAATTACCCATTGGCACTTGTTGATTAGTTTGACCGTAGTTGTAAACTACATATCTATTATTAAAATCTGATCCAGATGTTGGATACCACCACGTAACCTCTGTAAACAAGTTATTAATACCTGCATTTACTTGTTGACCTTTAGTTGTATCTACATCATCATAAACATAATCTTCAACAGAACAAGGTAAAGTATTAACTGTACCATCAAAAGAGAAAAAACCATTACTACCCATCCAATAAGCAACACCATCAATTTCAATAGCTGCATTCTTACCAATCAATCCACAGTTTGTACCCACTTGTTCAAAACCAAATGTAAATGGAGCTCCAACAAATTTCATCGTGTAGAGTGCATTGTCTGTCCATACTAAAATGTT